AAAAAATATTATGATATCACAAGAAGAAATAAAAAGTTTCCTAGAAGGGAACGATCCAGAGGAACATATTGTTTCCGTAGAGTTTGATTACGTATCAGACCACATTTTCAAAATTAAAGAAGTACCTGGTAAAGGTAAAATTATACAACAAGATTCGTTAATAGCGTTTGCTTGGGTTGGTGATCTACGTGGCCTTAACTTTTACGAAGGATCAAAAGCATTGCAAAAACAAGCGATGGGTAAATATGGTATCCTCATAGAAAAACTCCGAACAGATGGTAATGAACGATTAGAAGAAGGTCTAACCTTTATGGTTAAATCAATTAAAGGATATCGTTCTTTAACCCAATTCTTCCGTGATGGTGGAATTGATCCTTGGGGTGAAAAGGCAAAAGATAAAATCCTAATGGTTTCTCCTGTGGAACAATACCTCATCTCAAAAGAGAAAAGATTGTTCAAAGGGTTTGAGGAATACAATGATATTACAAGATTTGTATTTGACCTTGAGACGACCTCTCTTGAACCAAAGGATGGTCGTATCTTTATGATTGGAATGAAAACAAATAAAGGATTCCAAAAAGTTATTGAATGTTCAAACGAAGATGAGGAACGAGCGGGTCTTGTGGAGTTCTTCAAAACAATAGACCAACTTAAACCATCAATCATTGCGGGATATAACTCAGCAAACTTTGACTGGTTTTGGATATTTGAAAGATGTAAGGCACTTCATTTAGATATTAAGAAGATTGCAATATCAATGAATGGTAAAAAGACAATATCACAAAGAGAGTCAATGTTAAAGTTGGCGAATGAGGTTGAAAGATTTAATCAAGTTCAAATGTGGGGTTATAATGTAATTGATATTATTCACTCAGTTCGTAGATCACAAGCAATCAACTCAAACATTAAAGAGGCAGGGTTGAAATATATTACCAAGTTTATTGATGCCGAAGCAAAAGATCGTATCTATATTGACCACACAAGTATTGGTCCAATGTATGCGGAAAAATATGAGTATTGGTTAAACGTAGAAAATGGTAATTACAAAAAAGTAGGTATTGACCCAAAGGTGGATGAGATATGTGTAAGACGAGGGGACATATACCTTAAAACAACGGGGGACGACATAGTTGAGCGTTATCTTGACGATGACCTTGAGGAAACGTTGATTGTGGATGACGAGTTCAACCAAGCAACGTTTCTATTATCATCCTTGGTACCAACAACATATGAAAGAGCATCCACAATGGGAACGGCAACATTATGGAAAATGGTAATGTTGGCATGGTCATATAAGCATGGATTAGCAATACCACAGAAAAAAGAACGAAGAAGTTTTGTTGGTGGTTTATCACGTTTACTTAAAGTAGGTTATTCTAAGGACGTATTAAAACTTGACTACTCTTCACTATATCCATCTATTCAGTTAGTACACGACGTGTTCCCTGAGTGTGATATAACGGGAGCAATGAAGGGGTTATTAACCTACTTCCGTAACTCTCGTATTATGTATAAGAATTTAGCAGTAGAATATAAGACTATTGATAAGAAGAAATCAACCTCTTATGACCGTAAACAATTACCTATTAAGATCTTTATTAATGCTTTCTTTGGATCATTGTCAGCACCACAAGTATTTCCGTGGGGAGATGTTGACATGGGGGAACAGATTACTTGTACAGGTAGACAATACCTACGACAAATGTTAAAGTTCTTTAGTAAACGAGGATATAGTCCTTTGGTATGTGATACCGATGGTATGAACTTCTCATTACCTGATGGTGGTGTTGATGACAGAGTTTATATAGGTAAAGGAAAAAATTGGTTGGTTAAAGAGGGTAAAGAATATCGTGGTTATGATGCCGATGTTGCAGAGTTTAATGATATCTTTATGAAAGGTGAAATGGGACTTGATTGTGATGGTACTTGGGATTCTTGTATTAACTTGGCTCGTAAGAACTACGCAACAATGGAACAAAATGGTAAGGTTAAATTAACAGGTAATAGTATTAAGTCTAAGAAGATGCCAAAATACATTGAGAAGTTTTTGGATAATGGAGTTAAACAATTACTTAATGGTAACGGTAAAGAATTTATTGAATGGTATTATGAGTATATCCAAAAGATATTTGACCAAAGAGTTCCGTTGGCTGAGATTGCATCTAAATCAAGAGTTAAATTAAGTGTTGAGGATTACATCAAACGTAGTAAACTAACAACTAAAGCGGGTAATCTTAATTCACGAATGGCACATATGGAACTTCTTATTAGGGATAATATACAATCAAATCTTGGTGATACGATTCTTTATGTGAATAACGGAACAAAGGCATCTCACGGAGACGTTCAAAAAGTTAATGAAAAAATGACTAAGAAGGAAAAAGATGAATACTTTGAGAAACACGGTAAAATGCCGGTACTTGGTTCACACGTAGAATTAAATTGTTATCGTATTAATCCTTCAGACTTAGAAAACAACCCCAAAATGTTAGGGGAATATAATATCCAAAGAGCAATTGCAACTTTTAACAAACGAGTTGAACCTTTGATGATTGTATTTGATGATGAGGTTAGAGATACTTTATTAGTTAAGGATCCTGAAGATAGAAGTTTCTATACGTCAGACCAATGTAAATTGATTAATGGTAAACCATTCAGTCCTGGTGACCAAGATGATGTTTACGAAAACTTAATTAAAATGGAACAAGGTGAAGTAGAGTTTTGGAATCGTGTTGGTATTGACCCTAATTATATGTATGAATTGGCGGAAGAGGGTTGGGAAGAATTTGTATAAAAGTAGTTTATGTCATTATAGTAACTTACAACCTTTATGGTCTAAAGATAATATGACTAAAGGGTCTAAAATACTTTAGGTAATTTTTATTCCATCAGACGAAAGCACATACCAGTTACCCTGAACAAATTGAAATTGGACACAAGCCCCTTTTTCTAATAATAGTTCATCCCACTCCTCATCAATTTTTCCTGTGTTAGGTTTAACTAAAACACTAACCAATGATTTTATAATAACACGATTGGTGGTTTCAGAGTTTAATAAAATTTCTGATCCACCGATTGTTTTAACAATAATTAAATCCTCACTATTTGTGGTATAATTTTTTTCAAACAAAATTAAATTATCATATTTAGTTTTGTCTTCTATTACAATATTTTGTTTCATTACTGTTTTTCTTATTGGTATTTCTTTAATTATTGGCATATTAAATAACGTAAATTTGTCTTGGAAACGCTCTAAATTTCATTGCCTTATTTAAGTTTTCTGCAATTAACGCTTCACGTTCCATTACCTTTTCAGGTTTTAATCTTGTTAGACGACCCTCAGCTCCGATTAACTCATCAATTAATTTTGTTTTTTCATCTTTTGCCTCAGTTGCTAATGCGGCATAATCCATAGTTAAATCACCATCAGGGGATTTAAGGTTACCACTGAATTTACCTCTTACTCTTGCCAATGTTTCTTTACAATAAGCAATAAACCATCTTCTAACCCAAACTTGAGCCGGATTATTAAGATCTAACCAACTAATTTTATCGTAAGGTACGTCAGAAGGTAATTTAATAATATCAGGATTGTTTTTTAAACATGCGTCCCTATCTTCAGGGCCAACATCATAATACCAATACCAAACTCTACCTTTCATCATTGTGGAATTACCAAAATCAAATTTACCACCAGGAGTGTTCATTAAGTGAACTGCTTTCTTACCTCCCGGTAATGCTGTTACCCTATAAGTTAAATCTCCCGAAATAATTCTTTTTTGAATATTGATCTCTTGCATTCTTAATAACATATCAAACGCTGGCATCATAAAATAACTTCCTGCCATGTTACCCATTTGCGCAAATCCACCTGATCCACCGATACCACCACCAAATTCTCCAAATCCAAATCCAGCTCCAAACATTCCATTATTTAAAGTTGCTGGTGTAAACCATAACAACTCATTAAGTTCTCTGTTTTCAGGAATTTCATATATTTGTTGGTTATGAGATAATTGTATGAAATCTTTTTTCAATACTGAATCACCACCCGCTTGTAGACCTACAATTTTAGAGTAAGCATAAGTGTATCGTGTTTCGTAATCTAAACTTCTTGTTGTAAACGCTTTTGATAATGATTGGGTGTCCATGTTTAAGTTATACAAATTAGCCCATTGAGACTCAGTTAACCAATCTTGAACATATTGTGAATATTCGTCAATAGAAAATTCAAGAAGAGTGTCCATTTGTTCCTCTTCCAATTCTACACTTCTAAGTGGCGCACCTAAAACGTGTTTCACTTTTTTGTATAGGTCACTTCTTTCTGGTTCGTTAATTATTGACATATGAGTTTTATTTATAAATATCTTATTATTTTGTTCTTAACAAATATAATTTGTTAACAAATTCCCAATTAACGTGATTCCAAAAATTATTTATATATTCGTCACGTTTATTACGATATTTTAGATAGTATGCGTGTTCCCACACATCAAGTCCTAATAGTGGATACCCACCATCTTTAACCACATTCATTAATGGATTATCTTGATTGGATGTTGATATAATTTTTAATCTATTATTTTTAGTTAAAATTAACCAAGCCCACCCTGATCCAAATCTATCTTTAGCGACCTGATTAAATTCATCTTTTAATTTTTTAATATTTCCGTATTGTTTTGTAATTTTTTCAAACACCTCACCACTTGGTTTTTGTTTGGTTGGACTTAACATTTTCCAAAATAACGCGTGATTAAACGCGCCACCAGCATTATTTCTAACTTTAGTGTCATACTTACTAATGTTTTTAATTATGTCTTCTAACTCAACATCACCTTTTTTAGTTGATAACGCATCATTTAATTTTTTAACATAACCTTTATAATGTTTGTTGTAATGGATATCCATAGTTTCAGGATCTACAAATTGTTTCATTGATGAATATGAATATGGTAATTTTTCAATACCAATTTTTTTCATTTCCATTATAAAATCTTTTTTTATATTTTGTTTTTCTGAAATTAAAATTTGTTCATTAATAAGATTAATTTTATTGTTAATCCCCTTTAACCCTTCAAAAACATATTCATTAAATTGTGGATATTCTTCTTCAAACATTTTGATTAGTCTGCCACCATATGCATTTGCTTCATCTTCATTCTGACCACCAATATTTGGACCTTGTTCTCTTTTAAGGACATTTATTTGATAAGCATGAACCCACTCATGAGCCAATGTTCTCATTATATCACGATTTAATCTACCATCAGTTAAAACTTTGATACCATTTGTTGGGTGTTGACTACCTGTAGACATACCACCTGTTTTTTTACCCACAAATTGAATAGTGATGTCATCCTTTAATTGATAATTCCTTTGTAAGAATTTAATAAAGGTGTGAATTAACTCGTTATACTTTGAATCAAGTCCTGAATTTATACGTTTGATGCTTACTTTCATTAATGATAAATATTATCAATAACAAAAAGATTTATCTTCTCTTGTTAATTAAACCAAGGATTTCCTCAACAACATCACCAACGTTTTCAGGTTGTTGATCACCCATAACGGTTCTAATGATTTCTTTTTTACGATTTAGTATGTCATATACCGCACCTTCTATTGTATTTTCATACAATGGGTAATAAACAAGTACATTTGATTTTTGGCCATAACGATACGCTCTATCTTCAGCCTGAGCGTGTTCAGCGGGAACAAATGATAGGTCATTCATAATAACAACCTCAGCGGCAGTTAAAGTTAAACCAACACCAGCAGCTTTTAAGTTCCCCACAAATACTTTAATCTTATCGTTTTCTTGAAACTCATCAACTGCGTTTTGACGATGAGGTTTGGAACAACTACCATCTAAATAAACTGCTTGTTTACCAAAATGTTGATAAATTGTTTGTAAAGTATCTGTGAAATTAGTAAAGATTATAACTTTCTTACCTTGTTCAATGATGTTTTCAGCAAATTCAATTGTCTGTTTTGTTTTTTCATTTGCAATAACCTTCCTTACTTTCATCAATTTTGAGAACTGAACGGTAAGGGAAGAGGATTCGTCTTTTTTATTATCAAACCAATCATAGTATTCACCCATCAGTTCTTCATACTCTTTTGATTTCAAACGAAGATATACAGGAGAAATAATTTTATCGGGGAGATCCAACACATCTTCTTTTAACCTACGAAGAATTTGTTTTGAAGTTCTATCTCTTAA